TTAAACGTGTAGTCCGGCGGAACGGTGTCCGAATCAATAAAAAACAGGTGTGTCCACGTCGGGTCTTTGTGAAAGTTGTGCTCAATCAATCCGTTACGCGAAAGTTCGGGGGTCATTCCCGTCAGGCATCCCCACTGGACGTTCGGATGCTGATTCATACGTGCGCAAAAGGCGGCGGTTTCCGCATGGACAAACGCCGTTTTTGACAGCGGCATGGCAATCATAATCCTTGCGGTATCCAGTTTAGGGAGCCGTGAGAACATTTAACCTCCGTTCACGTAAAAGATTTGAGTGCTAATACTGTCCGCAGATACCAGTGCGGCAGTAGCAGTTGTGATGTATACGTCCGTGTCCTGTGTCAACTTGGTGTAAGACTCTGTTGCGCCCGGACCCGTGACCTGAGAGCCAGCGGCAGAGAAAGCCGCAAAATCGCCCAGCCCATCAGCATTTCCGGACCATCCGACTGTGCCCGTCCACGTTGTCGCCGCAGGACTGGAAATCACGCACATCAGCGGGATAGACCCCTTCGGGAGCTTGCCGATATAGATAAACGAGGCGGCATCACCGGTGTCACCGGCGGTCGCAGTAAACGAATCAGTCCGGACCTGGACGTTACCGCCCCACTCGCACGCATTAACAAGCGAGCCAACGGCGACAGGTGTGTTGTCCACTACGGTATAATTAGCACCGTAATAACTTGAAGTTGCCATAATTTAATCTCCTGAAAAAGAAGTTTCTTTTTATTAAGCGATGCACTCGATCTTGATGATCTTGTCCTCGTCCATACGTGCGGCGCACATGCCGACCCGTGCGGAAATCTGGTAAATCTGCTTACGCGGCAGCCAGTCCACATTGAAGATGGGCCGTTCGTGCTGTGCGAACAGAAGCGCGTCGTTGGTGAAGGCGTAGCACGGATAGATGTTCGTGTCTGCATCAATGTCGTTGCTTGAACCAACCGTGACATTGTAGTCAACGATGAACCGGAACCCGTGAAACTGCATCATGTGACCGTCAGCCAAAGACCGGAACGGAGACGTGTCCAAGCTCTGTGTTTCCGCCTCACGGAACAGTTGCGAAATCTGACGCTGCGAACAAACAATGTTAAACACTTCGTTCGGGTCATTCTTCAACTGCACCAGTGCTTCACGGGCCAGAACGAGTTTCTCAATCGTCATACCGCTGGATGTTCCGCCGACCGCATAGGCATTGGTCGTGTCGTGAACGATGGTTCGACCGCCCTCAGACGACGAATCGAAAGCCGCATCGTTGAACGCATAGGTGTCCGCACCGGAGGCCGCCCAATCCTTGCCACCCTGAACACTTGCTTCAAAGGCCGCATAGATGATATCGTTCTTGGTACGGGTAACACCCTTGCCCAATGCGCGGATGTATCCGGGCAAAATGGAACTGAACAGGGCCACGCCATCCTCCGGGTCCCAGAAGATACCCTTGCGGAACCAACGGGGAGCAATCCACCGACGGTTGTGGTCCATGTCCTCAATCGGAATATCCTCAAACCGAGTGGCTTTCTCGGTCAGGTCGATGGTTCCAAGGAAATCATACGCCTTCTTTTCGCCTTCAAGGGTGTCCACCTGAGTCAGACCGGCGTATACGTCGTTCTGCTCCTGGAGCACATCCTTAATCATGCCGTCGTAGGCACTGTAAAACGCCTGTGCGTACCCGGCAGTGTCATTGACATTGCCATACTGTGTAGTCATGTTAGACTCCTAAGCTAAAGTTATTTTTTTCAAAGGTCGCTTAGGTTGTCCCAACATGGGGCCGCTGCTGCATTTTGCGTCCGCTCGACGGGCAGAATACCGCCGTTTCAGGGGGCGATTAGCTTATCCCGTGTAACTGCATAAACTCTTTCATTACTTTTTTGTGATCCGGGTGCCCGGCGTTTCTGAACGCCTCAGACGATGCCAGTTCTTTGATTTTCTGTCCACGGTCGGGCTCGGCATTTTTGGGCTTCGGCCTCAACGTGTCCTCAGACAGTTTGCTGCTCAAGTCGAGCATTTTCTGGATAAACCTCGGATCATCCGACAACCCCAACTCGTCGGCTACATCCAACAGGTCAAGGTTGACCGCCGTTTCTTTGGCCTTCTTGAAGTTCGCATCGTAGTTTTCCTTCCATGTTTCTTTCAGGGCTTTCGCTGCGGCTTCTTTCGCTTCCATCTGGTATGTCTGCTGGGCTTCCAGTGCGGCGTTCGTTGCGTCAATCTGGAACTGTACCATGCTCTTGAACTGAGCACCGGTAAGGTTCTGCGTATGCGCGTATTGCTTGAACTGGCCGAGCAGGTCGTTGTCCAACTCTACACCATCGGGGGCGTTGAAATCATACTTGTCCGGACTTTCCGGACGGCCTAATCTTGAATAAATCTGACTTACATCCTCATTGCCAAGCTCGTCGGGCAACTGCAACCCGCCCGACTTGACCTTGCCGACATACTTTTCCATCTCGGAATACGACTTCAAAGCGTCTGCGGGCTCTTTCCACCCCTTTGCTGTTACGGTTTCCGCATATTCTTCGGGATACCATGAAGTTGTCGTTGGTTGTGCAGTCTCTACTGCGCCTTCGGCTTCACTCATTTTTTACCTTTCATTTTTTTGACATCCAACACTTCATCTTCTTTCAATTCATTGACGGGACTCTCGACATTCTCAACCTTGACCGGGGGGCTTAGTTGTGCTTTTAGTCCGGCGATACATCTTTCATGGTAAGCAATCTCATCCTCGATTGACCGTGCCATGTCGTCCGGTTGCGGGTGACACACCGGACAGTACCGACACTGACGCTTGCCGTCATATTTCAGGTCGGTCTTGCAGATACTGCACTTCATCTGGTTTCCTTTCTTTTAGTCTTAATAGGTTTAAGTACACACGACGTTTCCCTTCGTCGATTTCGTTTTTAACCTCTCGTCGAAACCCGCAATAATCTTCGAGGTAGTCCATTATCCATTTTCCGGACTCCTCGTTAAGAATCTGCGTAAGTATCTTTCTTTGTTTTTCGCGTTCCTCTACGGTCATAGTGAATCCATTAACGGGGTTTCAGAAATGTTCTTCACCGCCTTGGAACCGGCCTCCATCAACTCGGCGTTGGCCTGCGCCGTCTGCATTTCACGCAATGGGCGGCGGTACTCGTCTAAATCGTCTTTGGCCCGTATCAGTGTCGCGTCCACGCCCATATTCAACGCGCTCTTGGCCGCGCCTTCGTCAAGGTCAACATTGTCCAGCACGGGAACAATTTCGTGATACGGAGCCCACTTCGCCGCCCAAAACTCAATCGCGTTGGTCTGCATATTACTCATCGCCATCGCTAACCGGCCCTGGTAGGCAATCTCAACATCCGCACCAATCGGCTCCGGCAGTTCGGGTGTTCCGGTCAACAGTTCCAGCACCCGCATCAAAAGCGGGTCAAGCAGTTCTTTCTGTAGCCCGGCCACCAGTGGAGCGAGCATCACCATCTTCTCGTCCTCAATCCGGTCGGATTGGGTTGCCGTGATATTTCGCTTGCGTATCTGGGGATTCAGGACATCGTTGTAAAAACCCTCGGCCAGCGACTCCCGCTCAAGCTGAATGACCTCGGCGGTCAGTGCCGGGTTTATCCCCGTCTGCAATGGTTTCGGGTCTTCTGCACCTTGACGCTTAACGATAATATCCCTCGGCCCGACGGCGGGCTGGCCGATCACTCCGTCGTCCTCGACGATTATCGGCGGCTGAGCGGCAATCTCTGACGAGATGACAAACGTGTACCGCATCTCGTTAAGCATCTTAATATCAGGCAAAAGCTCTATCGCCTCAGAACTCCCAATGATGTCATCATAACCCAACTCATACCGGCCAATCTTGTAGGGGAGCGAGTTAAACCCGCCCTCTTTAATCTTGTGCTCGGTTGCATCCTCGATGTGTTCAGAGACAAATTTCTTTTTGTCCTGTTTCTCTGTATCGTAGTCCGTTCTGGGATAGACGGCATGGACGACCTCGAACTTCTTGGAAAAGTCCTTGGCATCGTATGCCTCTTTGACTTCCTTTGAACAGTTGTCGATACCAAACTCCTGCGCCATCTGACGGGCGTTATAGAACATTCGGCGGAATACCGTGTCGATCTGGCCCTTAGAGTTTTCTTCAAAGAAGATGTCGGCGATATGGTGATTCTTGAACACCAAGTCCTTACCAACCTTCTCGACAGAAATACAGCCCGGACCAAACACAATCATCGACCGGATTGTAGCGTAAATATGGCGGAGAAAGTTTGACCGGAAAATCGCCGAGTGAGTGACATCGGTGGCAATACTGGCTCGCCTGAGGATGTGCCGGTCGCTGCGATAGCGTTCTCCGCTTGGCCGGAAGTCATACCACTTTGTCCCAACCGGCATCAATGAGGCAATGATTCCCGATGTCATCCGCTTGCAGAACTTAATTGCAGACGAATCGGAGATGTCCACCGTAATCACCTGCCCGCCGTCGGGGTTCTTTTCCTCTTTGACAATGTTTCTTGCTCGCGGCCATACGTACCGTGCCACCTCCTCGAAGGTATTGGTGTACGCCTGTCGCTCCTGAACGCAATCGTGGTATCTATCCAGTATGTCCATCTATGAACCCTTACAGAAATGCCTGACAACCATTCGCATATCGTCCAGATGATTTTTTATGCCGGATGTATCTTCTGGTTTACGTTCAAACTTGGAAATCATTGAGTTGAAACTGTCTTCGTCAATGATTGCCGTAACAGGTTGGTCGGCGGAAAATCGCACATATTCAACCCAACCGGATTCTGTCAAGATATGCCTTTTGCTGTCTTCTGTCCTGATGACTTGAATAAAAAAGCAACTTCGTGCATTGTCGTAATATGCTCGTATGTCCATCTATTCGCCCAATCGTTTTTTTAGTGCCGTCTGGATGCCGGAAAGAATGTTCTGGCTTCGCCCGGTACTTTCGACCGCCTTCCGCTTTCGCCGCTTGACATCCTCTTCATCCTCAACCACCTTGGCCGGTTCTTCTGCAACAACCTGTTTGGGTGTTTCAACCTTTGGTTTTTTAAACATTGAACTCATGGATTGCCCTCTATTTCGGCTTGCGGCTATCTTTTAAATTTCAGTCAATGTCACGGTTATCGACGCAATCTCAATATCCGTCGTTGCCGCCGTTGTGCCTGTTACCAATAGATAGAAAGACTCGTCTGCCGCAACCACCTCGGATAAGCCCGACTCGCCTTCAACGACCTTGTAGTCCGCTGTCTTTGAGAGCTGTGCCATGCCGGAACCAACGGCAGCATTCGCAAAACCGGCTGTCGCCTCGGTGTGCTTGTATAACTTCGCGTCTAATGTCGCCGTGTTTCCACCGCTGTCGATTTGGCCGTTAATTGTCCATGCAGTAATCGTATCGCCGACCTTTAATGGCATGGTGATCGGTATGACAAGCGTAGAGGCCGTCTGTGATTGGGGCAGGGTCGCCAAGTGGGCCGCATCCGCCGCGGCGGGAACAACCCACCCTGCGGTTGTGCCAACCTTGCAGTATCCGATGGTTTGGACATACTGCTGGCTTGCTCTGGTGATATTGCCCGTCCATGTTGTGTTTCCCGTGACGCTTCCGGTAACCGCCAATACCAAGTCGCCGGCGGCGGTTAGAGTAAGGTCGTCAGCAGCATCAATGCTGATGTCGCCGTTAGATGCACCGTCTGCGTTAATCTGAACACCGCCGTCAGTTGTCTCGACTACGACCGCATAGCCCGCCACCGTGCCCGTTGCATCCACCTTGAACTGATTGGCCTCGGCGTCAGTCATGGTAAACAGGGCGTTCCCGCAGTTCGGCAAAATAGAATCCGCAGAAGCGTCCCACAGCCAGTATTCACCCGTAGTTGCGCCAAACAATTTTAAATCACAACCGGTTGTATTCGCACCCATGTTAATTACAGCATCATCCGTGGTAACCGCAGGCGTAAAATCAAGGGTCTTGGCCGTATCGGAGTCGATGACAAAATCACCGTCTGTACCAAGAATCAGGTCAATCGCATCCGAAAAGGTTACATTGTCGCCGTCATAGTCAAAATCAACGGTTCCGGCGGTCTCAAAGTAATAGGTCATATCAAACCCATACGTTGTGCCGCCAATGGCAAACGGGGTGTCTGCGGCAATCGCAAACAACTCGAAATTCGTGGCGTCCCATTGAAGCGTTACGTCGCCGCTGTCGCCAAACTTGACATACGCGTTATCGCCCCATGTCCAAACAGAACTGTCCTCGAACGGCCCTTGGTTCTCGCCCGGACGAATCTTTGCCGCCCATGTCGCCGCAAAGACATTGACCGAAAGCATTACCAACATTAACACTACCAACAATTTCTTCATTTTTGACTCCTACACATTTCTTAAATTCCATTTTAGTTCGTCTTTAAGGCAAAACGGTTTTTGTTTTGTCCTTACAAGTTCTCTTGAATACTCACGAATAAGCATTTCGCGCCCCTTGCAGGGCGGGATATGAAATAAAATAAAATCAAGTTTTTCCCTTGTCAGTTTTAGCTCCTTACACATAAAAGCTGCTCTTGCATTTCGAATATCGTTTCCTCGGTTCTTCGTACACGTTCCGAACCGAACTTCGCATAGCGGCAAGCAGAAAATATAAGGTTGCATGGAAGTAGTGGTCGTCGCCACGCTTAACCCACCGGGGCTTGCTTAACCCCGCATCATTAACAACCTCGGTCTTTTCCGTACATGTCAACTGACGGATGTATTCAGAAACCGCCGGGCTCTCGCACGGAATGACCGCCTTTTTGTTCATGTAGACATCGTACACTTTGTCACACCACTCGTTCCGGTTGACCTTGACCGACTTCTTCCGGTTGTCCCACGCCGGAACACCGGGCATGGCCTCGGAGTAGTAACACAAAAAAGTGCCGGGGTGATTCTTCTGGTACTCCCTCGCCCCATGGTCATAAGGGCCGGAATCCATCACCGTAAACCGGACTTTCATCTTTCCCGCAAAATCGTGAAGTTCCTGGTAATTCTCACACGTTTTCACGGATAAAACCTCAAAACTGTCCGACCCCGTCCGGATGCCAACGACCGCATGAAGTTGTTTTCCAATGTCCACGCCCATCACCGTTTCAACGGGAGAGGAAATCCGCATCGCCGACTGGCCGCGACATTCCCGAATCGCCGAATGGGTCAACTGACACTGAGCGTCCGTCGTGGCAATCCCCAAAATCGAACGCATGAACTCCGCTGTCTTGGCATTGTTCTCAAACCGGTACATGGCATCTTCAAGGTCACAATACGGGCTCAAAAGACCCGAAACCCAGAATCCCGCCTCCCTTGAATCAGGGTTGTCGGCACGCCAAATACCATCACGAACGAATATCTCACGACCGCACGACACGCACGCACGCCTCCAAACACCGTCAATCTTCTTGATACAATCCGGAAACGCCTCGCCTAAACAGGTGTACTTCCCGCACGATTGACACTTAATCTGCCACTTTCGCTGGTCAGAATTTTGATAAAGCAGGTCAATCCCCCAGTTCGGGGTCGTCGGAGAGCCCCAATTCCGCTCAATACGAAACATCGACCGCTGCAAACGCTGCTTGCTCATCTCAACCATGTCAGGGTCCATCAGGTCGATCTCGTCACGGTCAATGCGATCACACGGGTCAGAACGCAGATTCGAAGAATCCTTTGTGTCACCGTCAACCTTTTGGGGCTGTGCACCAACAAACGACATGGTTCGCCCGTTAATCGTCTTGATCTCAGAAGAGTTCTTGGAAACCAGACTCTTTTTGAACACCTGACCGTTGCCGTTAATCAACGGGTCAAACGAAACCGCACACATCTTCTGCACCGCCTTGACCGTCGGCATCATATACATCACGTTCTGGTCGTAAATCCGGTAATACAGCTTGTGAAGACAGTCCACAAACCCCGTCGTCGTCAAGCACAACTGAGTGCCCTTCTTGATGTTCACAATCCGCTTGTCAACATTTACCAAATCAACCAGATAGGGCATGTCCTGCAACGTAAAGTAAACACCCGGACGAACCTGCATCTTGTGGTACGAA